GTGGGCAGCACATTTGGAAGACGAAGGATTAGACATGGTTGAAGTGCGCCCAACAGTGTTGAATTTTTCTGAGCCAATGAAATGGTGGGAAGCACTTGTGAAGGCTGGTCGATTTCACCACGACGGGAACGCTATAATGACTTGGATGGTGTCGAACGTGGTTGTGAAGCATGACTTCAAGGACAATATTTATCCGCGAAAAGAGCGCAACGAAAACAAAATCGATGGCCCGGTTGCCGTTTGCCTTGGCTTGAATCGGCTATTGACGGACGAAAATGCAGAATCGGAACCGACTGTGATGGTGATTTGATGAACGATGCGATTGGAATTACGGGATTTGTGGCGATGGTCGCTGGTGTTTATGGTCGCTATGGATGGGAATTTGCGGCTATACTCGGCGGCGTGACACTCTTGGCGCTGACAGTTATTGGAGCGATGCGGCGATGATTTTTGATTCACTGTTCGAAAAACGAGCTTCGCTGGAAAATCCTTCGTCCAATTTATCCGACCCGGCGAACTGGTTGGTTCATGCGTTCGGCGCACAACCGACATCGACTGGCGTTTTAGTCAGTGAAAAAAACGTCACTCAGATCGTCGCGTTTTGGTCGGCTGTCAACACCATCGCCGACACGCTTGCTGAATTGCCGTTGAAACTCATTCGAATGAAACCGGACGGTTCAAGCGATAACGTCACCAATCACCCCTCGTTGAAAACACTTCGCGCGCCGAATTCAATGATGGTTCCGATCACATTTCGATCCACGCTCCAAGCGCACACACTGACATGGGGAAACTCATACGCATACATCGTTAGAAACGCGCTCGGCAACGTGGTTGAGTTGTGGCCGCTGAATCCATCTGAAACACGTTCGAAAGTAGTCAACCGAGAATTGTTTTTCGAAACATCTTTAGACATTGGTCGAACGTTGTTATCGAGCGCCGATGTTTTGCACATACCCGCGCTGACACGAAACGGTATCGATGGCATGTCAATCGTTTCCGAGCAACGCGAAATGCTCGGATCAGCTATCGCTCAACAAAATTTTGCGGGTCGTTTCTTTTCGAATGGCGCGAAGCCTTCCGGGTTGATTTCATATCCGGGCAAGGTACGCGATCCAGAAAAGATCAAAGCAGCTTTGGAGCGGTCAACGGGCGGTGAAAACGCACATTCGATGATGGTGTTGGATGGCGACGCGAAGTTTACCGCGTTCTCGATACCACCCGAAGATGCGCAATTCCTGCAAACGAGAGAGTTTTCCGTGGACGAAATCGGGCGCATGTTCCGTTTGCCGCTCCACTTTTTGAACAAGATGGGGCAAGCGACGTTCAACAATATCGAAATGATGGGAACGCACTTCGTTCAATACACGATGATGCCGTGGATCATTCGCCACGAGCAGGAATACACGCGCAAACTTCTCAAACCCGGCGAAATCGACCGTGGTCTAAAGTTCAAACTCAACGTGTCTGCATTGATTCGCGGCGACATCAAAACGCGCGCGGAAGTATATGCGAAGGCGATTCAATTTGGTTGGATCACACGCAACGAAGTTCGGTCACTCGAAGATATGAAACCGCTTGATGGTTTGGACGATCCGTTGATTCCGCTGAACCTCGGAGTTGTTGGCGAGGAACCACCGGAGCCAGCGCCAGCGCCCGAAACTGATCCACCTGAAGGCGATGCAACTGATGATTCGACGGACGAAACAGACCCACCAGAAGAAAAGTCGCGCAGCTATATGGTTTTGATTGCTGCGGCGACGCGGCTCGCCAACAAAGAATCGCTTGCGATTGCCCGAATCGTCAAAAAATATTCTGGAAAAGAGTCGTTCGATAGTCGAATCAATGAGTTTTATCAGAGTCACGAACCGCTTTTGGTTGAAAATTTGGCGCTTTCCAACGATCATGCTCGGCAATACTGTGCGCAACGCATCGAGCAACTGACGAAGCAAGTAAGCGACGATGAAATATTTGTTCGAATGACAAGCGACGATGTGGCAAAAATGGTGAATGAAATACTTGAGGATCAGAAATGAAAGTGAAAACGCCTGATAATTACGAAGCACGTTCGCTGCAAGGAACTGTGGAAGTTCGGAAGCGCGAAGATGGCGGCGCAACTATCCGCGGCATTGCTGCGGTATTTGATTCACTCAGCGAAAATCTCGGTGGGTTCCGCGAACAGATCGCGCCGGGTGCTTTCACTGATACCGACATGCTCGATGTCCGTGGTCTATTCAATCACGACGCGAATTTTGTTCTCGGTCGAACGACCAGCAAAACAGTGCGACTGAAACAAACGAATCGAGGATTGGAATACGAAATTGACTTGCCAGACACGGCAACGATTCGTGATTTGGTACTTGCGCCGATTGAACGCGGTGACGTTGATCAATCCAGTTTTGGATTCATCGTCGGGCCGGGTAATGATTCGTGGGACGAAGATGCAGAAGGCCGAATGATTCGAACGATCCGAAAGGTTGCCGAATTGTTTGACGTTTCGCCAGTCACGTTCCCAGCGTATCGCGATACGACTGTTGGCGCTCGCAGCATGAACGATTGGCAGTCGATTCAAAGCGAACTCGCCGCACAAGCGAAAGCAGAATTGGATGAAAGAAAAAAACGCGCCGTTCAGATTGAAAATTTTGAACGTCGTGCAGAATTACCGGGAAAGTGAGCCGTTGCTCACTCGGAAAATATACCGGACGCCGTTGCGGCCAAATTTTCCAACACACTTTTAACATTGGAGATTTGAAATGACGCTTAAAGAATTACGAGAAAAACTTAATAAGATCGCGAGTGACATGCGCGCTCTACACGAAGCGACCGTGAAAGCGGATCGCGGATTCACGGCTGAGGAACGCAAAACATGGGACGCGATGCTAGCGGACTATGAGGAAACGGAACAACGCATCGGCGCTGCCGAAAAAGTTGAACGCTTCCACGCCGTTCCTGAAGGTCGGGCAATTCCTGCACATGCACAGCAAGCCGCTGAAGTCGCCGCGCCTGTTACGGCAATTCAGCATCGTGGGACGAAAGAATACAACGCAGCTTATGAAAATTTTCTGCGTGGTAGAAATCTCACCGCTGAGGATCGAGGAATACTGACTGCACACCAAGCCGATATGGAAATGCGCGCCCAAGGCATTGCAACCGATGCGGCTGGTGGGTTCACAGTACCGGAAGGTTTTGCTGGAATGATCACCGAACGGATGGTGGACTTTTCCGGTCTGCTTGGCGCTGCAAACGCTGGTGGAAACGGTGGCCCAACTTTGCTGAGAACCGGAAGCGGTAACACGATTCCTTTCCCGACAAACGATGACACTGGAAATGTTGGCGAACTGTTGGCTGAAAATACTCAGGTCAATGAACTTGATACTGTGTTCGGCGCTCGCAACTTAAGCGCTTACATGTTCAGTTCGAAACTGATTCGGGTTTCGCTTCAGTTGCTACAGGACGAAGCGGTCAATCTGCAATCGTATCTTGCGAACATTCTCGGTAAGCGTTTGGGTCGTGCAGTTGCGCCGTATTTTGCAAACGGCACAGGAACGGCACAGCCGACGGGTTTGGCTACTGCTGCGACTGACAACGCACTCAATCTAAGCGTTGGCGCTGGACTCACTTACGCGCACTTGCTGAACTTTGAACATTCGCTTGATCCGTCTTATCGCAGTCGGGCAACGTGGGTGTTCAACGATGCAACGCTGAAGATTCTGAAAGGTTTGTTAGATTCGCAGAATCGTCCGTTGTGGCTGCCGCAGAATACCGGATCGATTGCTGATCCGCTTTCACGTCCGACGCTGCTCGGTTACAAATACATTGTTGATCAGTCGTTCGACAATGTTGTAATCGGCGGCAATTACATGGCGTTTGGCGATTTGTCCGAGTTCATCATCCGAGAAATTTTGGGTGTGAATATGTTCCGCTTTAACGAGCGTTACATGGACTTCCTGCAAATCGGTTGGATGGGTTATGCGCGCTATGACTCAAACCTGATCGATGTCAATGCAGTAGTAACTGACATCGCTGTCGCTTAGTTCCAACCGGGGGAGCGGCCAACGCTCGGTCGCTCCCCCAACTTTGGAGTTCGAAATGATCGAAGTTAGATTTTTGAAAAGCTACATTGCGTCGCGTGGGCCGGGAATTTCAGGTGTGAAGGGTTCCGTTCAAACGATGCGAATGAACGATTCAGTTGAAGGGTTGATCAGCGCTGGAGTTTTGGAACTGGTCAAAGCTGAACCCGCAGCCAAACGCACCAAGGCCACCGGAAAGAAAGGCGGCGAAACGAGTTAAGCCATGTCCATTGTCGCGCTTCGAACGATCACACCCGCAACCGAATATCCGATTACATTGTCGGAAGCGAAGTCACATATTCGAATCACATACACCGCCGAAGATACTTATATTCAATCGTTAATTGTTGCTGCGACAGATTGGGCGCAACAGTTCACGCGCCGAATATTTATCGATACGCAAGTTGGAATTCGGATGGATCGATTTCCAGAAAGCGGCGACGCAGCGGAATTACAAGGCGATCCGCAAGGCCAATGGTTTTATATTCGACGCAGCATGGAACGAAAAAAAGAGGCAGCGAAACGCGATCAATCAATATTGTTGCCGGGTGGATTTGTGTCTGCCATAAACGATATTGATTACATCGACGTTGCTGGCGCGCCGCAAACACTAACTGGGCCAACAAGCGCCGCGCCCGGAACCGATTATCAGGAAGATTTGACCGACGATGAATGGTGTTTTATTTATCCGAATTCTACGACTGGGTGGCCGGGTGTTGATTCAAATGCGGTCAACGCTGTGTTGATCGATTATCAAGTTGGTTGGCCGACGCGCGACGACGTACCGGAAAGCATCTGCCAAGCGATCCGATTTAAGGTCGCTGATTTTTTCACAATCAGGGATACCGTGGACGCAGGAAGTAGATCGGGGCTGTTGCAAGTTGCCGAAAACTTGCTCGATCCGTGGATCGTACCGCATCACTAATGCTTGCGCCCATCGGTGAAATGCGTGAGCAAGCGGTGGTGCTGACACCTGTTCGTGTCGCTGACGCATCTGGCGGCGAGGTCATCACATACACTGTATCCGATCCGATTTTCATTTCGTTGCGGTCACTCAGCACAAACGAATCCGTTCAGTTCGGCCAAATCAATTCGGAAGTCAGTCACGTTTCTTTCGGTCACTGGCACGACTTGAATAACATCACAGCCAAACATCGAGTGCGTATTCTTGAAACGCTTCAGGAGTTCGACATCAACGGCGATCCAATAAACGATCCGAAGCGCGCGTTCACGCGGCTGAATCTTGTGGCGCGATCCAATGAGTAAATTCGTCAAGGTTGAAGGATTAAAGAACGTCGAAAAATTGCTGATCGAACTTGGCCCTGTCGCTGGATTTAAAGCGCTGCGGAGTGGAATGATGGCAGCATCGAAACCGATGTTCCTTGCAGCGAAGGCAAACGCCAAAGCAACCGGATTAAAAGGGTATGACTCCGATGCGATGGCCGCATCAATGTCTCGAGGAACACGAAAGGAAACCGCCCACCGAACAACGTTATGGATCGGGCCGAAACGAAAACATAAAAAGGCATTGGCGATTTACAATTCGTATCACGGCACTAATATCAAATCATTAAATTATTTTCATCTGGTCGAATGGGGTTCGCTCAACGGCGGCGCTCAACCATTCATGCGACCAGCATTTGCAGCAACGTCGCGACTGGCTGTGAATAATCTTGGCAACGAAATCCGCAAAGCTGTGGAAAAGATAAAGCGCAAACATGCTTCACAATGACCTATACAGTTGGATGATCGGCACACCCGGCGTTTCGTCGCTGTTTCCCGGTGGCATACATCACCTGAGTTTGCCGCAAGATGTCGAAACATGGCCAGCGCTTACGTTCCAAC